TTACGGAATATCATAGTTTTACAAAATTAAGACCAGCCCATTTGAACTTGGTGATAGGCTTGTCGTGTTTATAGTTTGAGTATACTGCTTGTTTTTGAATGTCGAATCGTTCTTGAATCTCCCAAATCTTGCCAACAAATCCAGTAGTAAGCTCCTTGATTAGAGAAGCATTCTCTTTTTTAAGTTTAGCAGCATTCTCCCAAGAAGATGGGTGCGGGCGATATCCTTGCTTTGCTTCTTTAGCTCGTTGGCAAAAGTATTCGCTTCGCTTCTTTCCTTTAAATGCAGCAGAGATTTTCATCTTTGCTTCTTCGGTATGAAACTTTAAATAGTTAGGGTGCCCTTTGGACTTCTCGCTAATCTTTTGCTTTGTTTCATCAGAAAGTTTTTTACCAGTATTAGCCTTTCGAAGCTTTTGTTTTGTTTCTTCTGAATGCGTACCGCCAAAAAATCCTTCACCGCCAAGAGTTTTATTACAGAGCGAATCATTTAGTGAGGCAATAAGATGTTTTTCCATCTCCTTTGCCGCATCAAGGCTTATGTCTTGCGCAATGATGTCAACCACCTTGCCGTACTTGTTATACACTTTAGTCCAATGGTCGTTTCTCCCCTCGTTTCGATAGGCACGCTTAATGTCGTTACCTATCCCAACGTAGAAGATATCCCGAGTATTGGGCTTCATATGTATATAAACTACGGCCATATTACAAGCTGGTCAACGAAGCCATTTCGGCGTTTGTTAGGCGGGTCTTGAATAGGAGCGTTTGAGAATTACGCACAGTTTTCGTAGCTGCATTTAAGGAAATTGGGTCAACAAGCGTAACTACTGACGTTGCTGGAATCGTTGCGCTTGTATCGCTTCCTATTTGTACTCCGTTTATATATCCAACAACGTCGTTGTTTTTGTACGCCAGTGCAATTTTATAGGTTCCAGTTGGTAACGCTGCGCTATCAAACAGCGCTTGTGTTGTATTGCTGTTGCGTATAAAGAATCTGACTACATTGCCGTAAGCAGCGGCAGCTGCTCCATAGTGCAAAATCAAAAATAAGTTATTTGTAGTGCCGTCAGTTAAAGCTACTAAAACGTCATCTAATCCGTTATTATTTGCGACGGTCGCATCGTAATACTCCTCCACAAAAATAGTACCCTCCGTCTGCCCAATAAGCGAGCTTATGCCCGTTTTAGAAGCAGCATCCGCAACCCTTGTAACGCTCGTTCCCAATGTGGGGATGTACGAGGTGGCGTAGGCTCCTGCTTCCGCCATACAACCCCAGATGTGTATACCGCTTGTTCCGTTGCCTGTGTACTGAAGCGTGCCTACTGCACTTGCAAGCATATGCTCAAAATTCACATTTTCAGATGCGAATGTTGCGGTACAAATACAACGATACCATCCGTTGCCGTAATTAACAATGGAAGCTGTTACTCCTGTTCCAGCTTGTGCTACCGTTCCAGTTTGAAGGTTAAAGTAAGTTCTTTCTGCACTTCCCTTTGGGCTTAACACAAACAAACGACCATTGTATTTAGCAAAAGCCGAAATAGTGTACGTTCCCGTGTAAGAGTTGTCAATGGTAGCATTAAAGTACGAGCTATGGAATCCCGTAGATGTGTCTTCGGTTAGCGTGTCAGCATCCGTATATCCGTCTGGACTCGTGACCGTGTTATTGGTTACTGTCCAAGTAGTGGAAGGATACCAGTTTGTACCAGTCGGGCCTTGATTCTCGCTATAGGTGATTTTGTTGGTACGCTGCGGCTCCAGCAACAAGCGGGGGCAAGTGCTACCTAAATAGTCAAGGCGGGGTACGTTAGCAACGGGGCCAACACTTACCGCTGCGGTGGTGGTGGGGATGTAGGCTGTTGCTACGTCGCTCCTTTCAAGCTGGTACCCAAAGCCAATAAATGTACCCGTTGAGGCGGTGGTTGAAAATCTTGTTGCAGCTAAAGAATCAACAGCCAAAATAAATATACCATCTGCTGTGCTTGACGTAAACGTCATTGAGCATCGGTACCAGCCATTGCCCGCTGAAACAATACTTGCTGTGCTATTTGTTCCGCTTGCTGTTCCATTTGTAAGGTCAAAATTTGCAATTGGAGATGAATCCGAGCCTAAAAGAAACTGAACAAATTGGTGAGTTCCAGCCTTTAGATAAACGCTTGCAGTAAAATTTCCATTGATTGTAAGCAATTGTGCCGCATACTTTTGAGTAGTTCCTGCCGCTAAAGTAAATGTATCAGCCGTTAATGCTCCGTTAATTGGATTAGCCGTAGTGTTAGACGTTATGCTACAATCGCTTTTACTCCAACTCGCATTGTTAAAGGTTTCGCTTTGAAGAATAATGTTCGTCCGCACCTTCTCAATCAGCCCCGCAGAATTTACACGGGTAGCCGTATCACCTGTGCGGGTGAAGGTTAAATCACCGCTGCCGTCTGTCGGTTTCTCGGCATATACCTTGCTTGTCTTATAGCCGCTTGGTATAACCACCAAACTGGCATCGTCGTAGAATGAACTCATCAGTTAAAATTTAAGGCGTCAATTGCATTTACCAAACACTCGTACCCTTCGGTGGTTCCGCCGTCATCGGCTACACGAGCAACATACGCATCAGCATAAATGTATGAGTTACCAAAGCAAGTAGGTACGTCACCTATTGCCCGTGTATTGTAGTCCTCGTCTCCCCAATAAGAGGAGCAGTAGATATTACCCCAACCGATGCTATTTGCCATTTTCCAGGTACTTTTTTAATTTAATTAGATTCTCGCTCTTTACCTTATAGCACCCACGAGGCCGGGCGGGAATCTCGGTCGGGGTAGATGTCTTCGTTGACGTTTTCATTGTACTCGGGGAACAAGGATTGGTTGAAGCTCATATAGTCGATAAAACGCTCCGTGTAGTATTTTGCGATGGTGCGTTCTTTCTCAACTAAATAATCAATTTCGATTTTCTCCGCATTAACGGAGTTTTCGGACGTATGCTTGTACACACCTCCGTTGGCTACCGTGTAAGCAGCAAAAGGCAAGTATTCCACCAACGCCCAATGGATAAGCATCGGTTGCAAGTAGTCGGTTACAAGGGATAGGTAATTACCTGCAAGCGTGTTGGCGATAATATCCGAGGAAATCTTATCGTACAACTTTGTTCCCGTGTAATTCTGCACGTGAATCTCTTGGGCAATCTTGATAAATTGTATAAACTTATCAGTATCGACGTTACCGGAAATAACCGTGTTGCGTACAATATCCTCACGCTTGATAAAAAGAGCCGTGGCCATTATTTACGAGGTTTTAAGAATCCTTCATTGGGCATATCTACCGGACGCTTTGCAACCTTTGGGTTATTCGTCTCTGGCTTGACGCCTGCCTTACGAGCTTGGTTTACCGATATGTCTGCATTCGGGTTTTTAGCGTCAGGAGTTACACCTTCGGCTTTTGCTAAATACGTCTTACGCATCCAAAAGTGGTGGCAACGTGCGCCTCCTTTGTATAACCAGATATCGTATGTTGCTGCGCCACGAGGCCCGAATCCTGCGTTAACTTCCTGCTTACGCATACGCATAATATCCTCCTTGCGGTACACCTTCTTGGCGTTTACCATCAGCTTACAAAACTCACGGCTATTATCCTTGGTGCTACCGGGTGCGTAGGCATAACGAATCTTGTACTTGCGTCCGTCTTTGGTTACTCCGTCTTGCTCGCTCTTTGCATTCGGGAAAGCCTCACCGGTCTTGGCGAACTTTAAGATTGAATCCAAATACTCCTCTTGCTCGTAGTCAACCGGGCGTTCGTCCACCAACTCCCATTCGTCCAAGTCCTCGTCTTCGCCAAACTCATTCAACGCTTCAAACATTCCGTTAAGCACCTCATCGCTTACGTCGGCAGAAAATCCGAATCCGCCATCTTCGATACCCGTAGATTCCTCAACAATATCCGAAGGGGCAACTACGTCCTCCTTAAATTCCAACGGCTGCAAGGTCTTAAAATAGACGTTTAGGGACGCTCCGTTAAAAGATAGTACTGTTTCTACCGCATCGAGTAAAACCTCTTGTAATGGGCGGATAACGATGTTATCGAATAGAATAGAAGCGGTCTTTAATTCGTCGGCATTGTTACCAAGTCCGGTTTGGTCTTTAATACCCAAAAGCATCGGGCTTGTTACCCGGTGGCCTACCATAATCTTCTTGGTGCATTCCTCGGAAAGGAATTGGTACTGCTCGCTTGCGTCCGATAGTTGTACGGGTTCGATTGTTGCTGCGAGTTCCTTGTTATCGTTAAACGCCAAGATAAACCGACCCGCATTCGAGCTGCCGGAAAACTTATCCGCAATACGTGCCTCGATTAAGGTCTGCTCGTCCTCGGTAGGTGTGCCGTTATTAAAGTTAATCAGCATCGACGGAGCAAGTCCGTTCTTGATATTGCTGATATGGTAATTGGCTACCTCCTCCTCTAATTCCGCATACGGAAGTGAACCTTGGTAGTCCGTTGGGGCGTAGTAGTAGTATCCTGCTTTGTAGGGCTTAATGTACAGAATCTCGATTCCTGCTTTGCTCATCCCGTAGGCATCAATGCGTACCGGGGTCTCTTTGCGTTGTGCGACCCTATCCCAACTCTTTGCGTAATAGTATGCCGGGATAAACCCTTCTTCGTTGCATTTTTCAGCACGTAAGGTCTCCACCGGAATATGCTCAACCTTAACAATCTTGGAATGGTCTTGGTTGTAGATAACTTGGATAGCGGCATTGCCCATCATTTTGAAGTCGGAAACAACCTTCTTCATACAATCCTTGGTAAACAACGACATCATCATTGCGTACTCGTCGGGCTTTTGTGCGGCATCTGTTGCTGCAAGACCCTTGCCGTAAATCATATCAATAACGCCATTAATGATAGCATTATTGGTAGGGCTTCCGTTGTAGCGGTCGATTAGGTATGGGAAATAATCGTTACCAT